ATTCAACCTGATGCGTGTAGAAAATAGTTCCGTTTTCTTGACTGGCAGTGATACCATTCATAGTCATTGCGGTAGCACGCGGAACTTCAAATTTCCAAAACTTCTTACCACTCTTTTTATTCAATGCAGTAATCGTTCCTGATGCTGAAGTGATTGTTGAATTACCTGATGCGTCATAAAGATTTGCATTTTCAATCAACCATATTGTCTGAACGCCACCGACTGAATCGCGACATTCTATTGTGTAACCTGATGTAATTGCGCAAGGCATAATATTTAATTTTTAAGTTTATGAAAAAGGTGGTGTATTTCTCACCACCCTTTTATTTATTTACCGAACCGATATTAGATACCAGCAACGAACTTCACACACTCGTTTGTGAATGCAACGTTCACACCCATTTTGAAATTGACTCTGAAACGTACATCGTTGTTATCTTCAGAATACCACATTTTGTAGTTGTTTTCTTCATCAACCAAATCAACCGCAAGTGCCATGTTTGACATACTGATTGCAAATGCATCACCAGTTCCGTTCAAACCATTAACGCTAACGATTTCAATGTTAGTGCCGGGAAGAATGAATGTTGCAGCCTGAGAATCTTGTGGATTGTAGCTAAACAGATTCAATGCTCTGTAAGCCATTATGAGCAATCTGTACCAATCATTACCAACGAAGATTTTCACATCACCTTTCGCCATTACCGCAGCAGGAATTGCTTTGTAGATACCTTCAGTGGCAGCAACAACGTTTGATTGTGTAATTGTTGTGATTGTAGCAACTCCAGTGTAACCACTAACGTTTGCATCAACTGGTGAACCTGCAACGATAAGTTTAGAAAGACCATCAAACTTATTCAGGTTTGCAGTGCCTGAAGTTGTATCACCCTGCCATAATGCAGTTTCAAGTTGTGCAGCGATTCTTGCGTTTTTCTTTGCAAGGAAAGCAGCCTGAAAATCAGCGTTACCGAAATCTTCGTAGTTAGAACCTGCCTTCAACGCTTCCTGTGTGAAGTATGCTTCCAAATCTTTTGGACAGATTTTTTCTTCAACTTTAATCTTACCAACGCTAATTGTACGTTGTGTGAAAGACGTTGTACCTGAAGGGTCAAAAGAACATGAATCAGTTTGGAAAACTGCGTCTGTGTCCATCAAAGGAATTGCAACAACGCTTTTTGCTTGTGGGATAACGATACCGCCATCCTTAATCATTTCTTGTGTTTTCGCACCAAAAACTGCACTTGTCAAAAGTGGCTTAACCAGTTGTTTTGTGTACGAAGTAAGTGAACCTAATGAAAGTGCCATTTTATTTTATTTTTGATTTTATGAAAATAGGATATCTAAACTTTTAACTTTTTCCTCTTTGAAATTATTATTTGCCTTTACAGAATCATCAGCAACGCCAGTCGGTGTTGTCGCGATTGTCTGCGTAAGATTCAAAAGACCTTCAATTACGATGTTTGCTTTGCTCAATCTTTCGTCAAACTCTGCAAACTTTTGCTCGTATGCAGACAATTTTGTTTCATAAGATGCAAACTTTTCGTTGGTTGCAGATTGAAATGCGCTGAATTTTGCACCCATATCCTCAACCATTTCAGGTTCTTCTTCTTCTTTGTAAGATTTGATTTCCATGATTGCGCCATTGTCACCAACAACAATCATTGTTCCATCTTCAAGTTTGTGTTCACCTACTGGTGCAGGAACTCCGTTAATTGTAACAACGCCACCAACCGCTAATTCGGTAACCTGAATTTCAGTACCATCAGCAAGTTTGCCAGTCATCATTTTAACTTCCTCTTTTTTAGGTGATTGTTGCATCAGTTCGTTAAACGTCTGCTTTAATTTTGTCAAAATTTCTGTGTGGTTCATACTTTATTATGTTTGAATTAAAAAATACTATGACTTAAAGTTGATTCAATAATTTTTCAATCGTTTCTAATGCGTTTTGTTCGGCTGATTTTGGTTGCTCATAATCAAACAAACCCTCAACGCTGAAACCTTTATATTGCCCTTCCTTTATCCCTTTCCAAACTTCATCATTCTCAACATAGAAACTGCCAAACCAACTACCATCCGCAACATCTTTGAATTCAGCCATCGGTAATATACCACGTTGTCTATCAACGATAAAACTTTCAAACATTGTAACGCCTTCAACACGCTGGTTGGTATCATGCATCAAGTTCACATTGCTTTGGTATTTCTTTTTTGAAAACTTAATTGCAATTTGTTTGATTGTGTCAGCACTGAATTTGACATAGTGTTCACCGAACTTGTCATTGTTTCTGTAAATCAATTCATCAGCCACCATCAGCAAACCTGAAATAATGCGTTGTTCTTCATTGACAATAGAAAACTTTTGAAATTTGTTCTTTCTAATTTGCTCAAGTTTACGTGATGCCCATTCAACGCCTGCATCACCACCCCATGCTAACCACATCAAACGACCACAACCATCACCTAATTCCTTTTGTGAATTTTGTCTGTGTCTTTCAAACGCTGACATTCTTGCAATCGTTTCTTCGCTTATTGGTTCACCATTTGCAAGTTGGTTTGCCCTTGCTTTTCCGACTGATGTACCACATGAACCCCATCCGTTTTCCTCTGCCCATCGCAAAGCAATCTTTGCATTTTCACTTGCTTGTTTTGGGTAGTCAGTGTAGGTTTGAAAATTAAGTTGTGTATTCGGTACATAACTTTTTATCTTTTCCAAATGCCCATCCATGTAGCTGACATCGTGTGTCATTCCTACCAACTCGTCAATTTCGTGCATCAAATCTTTGAAATCATCAACCAAAATCAATGCTTGTTTGTAATCTTCAATGGTTGCAACATTTTGATTAATCACATTCTTTTCTATTCCGAAAACATTATCAGCAATTTGTGCTGCGGAACGAATCATGCCTTGTTCCTCAATTCCGACCTGCATTTCAACCAAATGCTCAAACATTTCAACCGCCATCACGCACATATCAAAATGCTTTGGTAGGTAGCCGTAAATATTCAATTCACCATTGAATTTGTTTTCCCATGTAGAATAACAAATCGCGGCTGCTTGTTCAGAATCTTTGCCTTCATTAATTTGGTATTCAATGCAACGCGAAATGTATTCGTCTTTTTTCTCACCTTTTTTTGGTTCAATGAATTCATCTTTGAACGCGATGAAATCTTTTTTTATTGCAGGTGCATCCACAAGTGCAACAAAATTCACCTCTGCATCATCTTGCAGATTCTCACTGATTTTTAATTCATAGATTGGTAATGTCATAATTGTAATTTTTAACTGATTCTTGCAGCGCGATTCAAACGTTGTATTCTTTCCTGATTTCCTGAAACATCAGATTCCAAAACAAACGCCCTTGCCGTTGCTGATGATAATTGATTTATTTGTCCTTGATTTAACATTGTTGTTGAAAGTTGTGGTGGTAATGGTGCTTGTGTTGGTATGTTCACACTTGTGTTTCCACCACTTGAACCACCCCTTGCAGGAACTTTTGCCTGACTTAATAAATCCTTTGCCTTTTTTATATTTGCAATAATACGAATCAAACCACTTGCAAATTGAATTGCACCTGCGATGCCTGATGTTGGTGCGTTTGCAGGATTCGCTTCTGAATTTCTTGTCAAAGATGAAATCGCAACACCAGTATCAATGGCAATTTGTGACAACGCCAACGCCTTACCAACCGCAGTATTCTGACCGATAATGTTTGAAAGTTCACTTGCTAAACTTCCTATTTCCTGAAATTGTGCAATCTTCGCTTGTCTTTCCGCTTCCGATTGTTTTTGCCTTTCTTCACTTGCAGTTTTTTCTATTGCAGTAACATTAGTTTGGTGTACCGCTTCAAGTGCTTCACGCCTTGCTTTGAATTGTTGTTCGGTTATTTCCTTTGTATTCAGTTGTTGATACAACGCATCAATTTCATTTTGAAACCGCAAGGATTCCCCTTCAAATGCACGTTGGTTTTCATCTTGAATTCTACTAATTCTGTTTTCTTGTAGAATCTGATATGTTTCATTTTCAAAATCAATTTCTGCTTGTCTTTTATCTGCATCAGTTTCCGCTTTCTTTGCTGCTGCTGCATCATTTATTTGTTGTAATTCAATTCTAAACTTTTCATCAAGTTGTTTTAATAAATCATTTTTTTCTATAGCGTCAGCAATTGAATTATTTATGTCTTTTCTTCTATTCTCAAAATCAATTATCAATCTTTGTTTTGCCCTTTCATCTTCATCTTTAATCGTGTTTAAAAAATTATCTTCAGCAAGTTTTCTTGTTTCATTTGTATATTGCTCATTAAGTTGTTTTCTTTGGTCATTTAATTTCTGTTGTTCTGCAAGTTCTTTATCTCTTAATTCTTTTGCTTTCGCTGCTGCATCTTTTGCTGCATTTGCAATCGCATCTTGTGTTTCTTTGTTAGATTTTATTTGTTCTTCATTATTTATCTTAAAATTTTGTTCAACTTCATTTGCTTGTTTAATTAACTCCTCTGCTGCATTTGTGTAAACGCCTTGATTCTTTTTTGTTTGCTCTAATGCATTATTTGCAAAATTTGCTGCGACCTCATAAGTTCCAAAAAACTTGTTTATTGCATTTGCATTTTTTTCCAAATCTTGTGCATTGTTCAATGCTGCTTGTTGTTCAACAATCTTCACTTGTTCTTCAGCAGCCTTTTTCATTAATGCATCTGCTTGTGCGCGTAATGCAGTTGCTTTAATATATGCATCTGTTTTGTCTCTAAAAAGTTTTTCCGCTTCATTCAAATCTTTTGCAGAACCTAACGCACCACCTAAAGATTCATTGTATTTTTTTAACGCTGCCTCTTTTGAAATAACTCCTTGCCTTGCTAAATCAAATGCAACTTTTACATCCATTGTTGTTTTAGTTGCCGTTGTTGCTGCTTCTTTATACGCATCAAATGTTTCATTCAATGCTTTTTGTTTTTCTGATGTTCTGCCAATTGCAGCAGTAATATCATCCCAATATGCAACCAACGCACCTAATGCAACAACAAGTAAACCAATTCCAGTTGAACCAATTGCAGTTTTAATTCCTTTGAATGCATCAACTGCAACTACTTTTAAATTCTTGAAACTATCTTTTGCCTCAAGAATAGAGTTGATGCCTTGACTTAATGCCATCGCACCTTGCACCTTTGCAAGTGTTTGCGCAACCGCTTCACTTTCTGCACCGAACAACGCTTGTGCGCCTTGCACCGCAGCGAATCCACCTGCAACACCTTGTAACGCAGAACCTAATGCTTTGAATTTAGCATCAGGATTAAACGCTTCCGACATTGCTTTTGCATCTCCAATATTGTCTTTTAATTCAGCAACTCTTTTGGCAGCCTGAACCGCTTCGGTACTTGTGTCACCAAATTTATCACGCATTGCAATAAGGTCGGCAGTTGCTTCACGCAATTGTTTTTTAATGCTTCCGACAGATGTGTCAGCACCTTTAGCATCTACATTTATCCGTACGTTTACTTCAGTATTTGTTGCCATCTTAATTATATAATCTTATTTCTAAACTTGTGAAAAATAAAATATCATCACCGCTTGTTACAATATTTATTTGAGTTGCATCATAACGATATGCTTGAATGACATCTACATCAGATTGCTGAATAAAAATGATTGTTTTGCCTTGTGATAAAACTCCTGATGAAAATGACATGGTATAATTCCCTGCGGAAATATCTCTTGCAAATGTGTATGTTTGACCAGTTGTGTTTTCAAGTTCTGTGTATTCTGGTGCATCTGTTCCACTTTGAGATAATAATAATACGACTTTCTGAAAACCTGCGGAAGTTTCCCAACCATCAGCACCTTTCTGCAAGGTACTGCCAGTGTTACCACTA